TAATAGCCATTTATGTCCTTACATTACAAGTGGTTTATAAGGTCTTAAAAGAGCATCCACTCCATAAGGAATATTTTGTAATTTAGTCAAAGTTGTTTCTGCACGATTGTTATAAAGATGAGTTAATAACAATAACGCTGCTTGTTTAATAACTGGATAAGCCTGTAAGAAATTAGGATTAACTGTATATTCAACAACAATAGGCGATGTTACATTCATATTTATCTCTTGCGGAGTTCCGTTTGGCAAAATTAATTTGTTACCAGTTGGATCGTAAGAATAATTAGTGCTTGCTAAAGTTATAAGAGCTACAGGATTGGCGTTGTTATAATATTTAACACTATTAATAACAACGCTGCCTGTGTTATTACTATCTCTATATGATACTTGTGGCAAATCTAAACAAACAGGGCTTGCATAGATAGATGAAACGCCATAATAAACGCGATACGAAATAGGGAATATAGGCATACCAAGATAATCCTCAATATGCATTCTTACCGCTAATTCTAAACCTTCTAAATAAGAATCTTGAGATTCATCACCAAACAAGTTTAATTGTTGAGTGATTTCCTCTAACGATAACCATCCTGTCGTTAAAGCACGATTAATCTGCTCAACTTTATCGTAGTTAAACGGATTACGAGTGCTTGCGTAAGGAACTTGCCCTAGCGTATCAGCCATTATTAAACCCCTACTAAAAAGACACCTGCAAACGGATTTCTAACAGTCGATGCTAATCTTTTTTCAGCATAGAGCGTTACAAAGCCTGGTGCAGTTTGATCAAACATCTTAATATTCATTTCCTCTGCATCAGCAATAGTTAGGAATTGATCCCAATTTGCTAAAACGCCTGAAATCTTACCAGCCGCAGGTGCGTCAAGATAAGGATTAGGAATTACAGGGAAACCAAAGATATGAGCAATAGCACCGCCATCTTCATCGCCTACTTCTACAAACATTGGCGCGCCACCTGTCGATCCTTTTAATTTTCTTAATTGAGTAATTAAAGCAGGATGCAAGTGCCATGCAGTTGTAGGTTTACTCCAGTATTGACCAGGCAATAATGAAGCCGCATTTACCATGTCATCATAAGTAATTGCTGAAGCAGAAAACTCTTCTTTTAAAATTGTGTGAATACCATTAGTTATAGCAGTTCCGCTTGTGCCATAAGCCGCCGCAGAGGTGCTAGTGTTATAAACAACTAAACCGCGCAAACCAGCAGTTCCGCCAGTTGAAGTTGTTGATGATCCTGCTTGATCGTTGTTAGTAGCCATAGATTGCGCTTCTAACGCTGAAAATTCGAGCATCAAATCATTCACAATTGCGGATTCAATGCCATTAATATCTGACATAGCCGCAGTTCTAATTGGTAATTGAGCAGTTATAACTCTTGTTGGAAGTTGCCAAAAAGAAGTAGCAATATTTGGGCTACCACTATCGGGAACTACCGCATAAGTCCAAGCATTAGTTGAGTTAGCCGCGTTACCTGTTTTAGCAACAAATTGAGCCGCTGAAGTATTTGTGGATTTGATTTGACGAGAACCTTGTCTGAAAGGATTAGCATAACGGAGTGCCGCGAATGCATCGTCAAAGTATGTTCTACCACCAATATTTAAACCGCTACCAGTAAGCGCTGACGCTTCCTTAACATCTTGGGCCTTTTCCTCAAACAAATTAACTTTAGCTTCGCCTTCAGTTAATGCCTGTTTAATGCCTTCTAAAATTCTTTCAGATGTATTCATTTTTCTTTCCTAATTAATTAAGAAAAAAAGGCGGCGATAAAACCGCCTTTTCCCCATATTGCATTAATGCTATAGATCAGCAGTTGCAGTTGATCTGTAACGAACTAAAGCGAAAGGATCAACAATAGATGTTGCTAATCGTTTTTCACCATAGAATGTGATAGAACCTGGCAATGTTTGATCATAACGGCGTAATACCATGTTTAAACGATCAACGATGGTATGCGCTCTTTGCCAATCACCAAAATACATTGGATATAGATTGTCAGTTCCAGCGCTTACTGAAGCTTTTGAAGGTGCATTAACATAGGTATTAACTACAACATCAAAACCTAATAATTTACCTACAATACCATCTTCACGAGCTAAACCATCAACATAGATTGGGCGACCTTGTTGATCTGTTAAACCACGAATAGCTGAAAGCATTACTGGGTTAATAACAAATTTAGCATTAGGTGTCCAATAAGCTTGTGGTAGAGCATAGATGAAATTAACAACATCTTCGTATGTTACATTGTTTGCCAATGCATTTCCGTTTGTTGTTAATTGATCATATGTTGCTACATCATGCAAACCATCAGTTGATGCTGTGCCTGATGAACCAAAATCTGAAACTGATGTTGTTCCGCCTGTATAAGCAGCATTAGCACCAGGATATTGATTTAAACCGCGTAAGCCGTCTGAACCACCACCACCAGTTGCAGTAGCAACACCTTGATCGTTGTTAGTAATCATACTGATAGCTTCGCGTTGGCTAAATTCAGCTAACATGTCTGAAACTACATTAGATTCTAAACCATCGATGTCATCTAAAGCCGCAGTTCTAATTGGGAATTGAACATTTAAGTCTTTTAAGTTTAATTGCCAAATTGCAGTTGCTTCAGTTGTAGCCGCAGTATTATTTACAATACCATAACCCCAACCAGCACCAGCATTGCCTGTTTTAGCTCTAAATTGATATGTAGAACCATCAGTTGCAACCGCGCGAGAAACACCACGCATTGGATTTAGTAAACGCAATGAAACGAATACTGGATCATAAGCTGTTCTACCACCAATGCCTGCGCCTGAACCTGTTAAAGTAGAAGCTTCTTTGATGTAAGCGTCATATTGATCAACGCTTTCAAATAATTTAATTTCTTTTTCTACTCGGCCATTGTTTTTAACGAATTCAGCAAGTTGTCCTTTAACCATACGATTAACTTCTTGGCTGATTGATTTGTATGTTTTGATTACTGAAGGAGCTTGAACTGAAGCAACTTTAGCTTCTAGTGCAGCTACTTTTTCATCGAATGAAGCTACTGTTTCAGCAAGTTTAGCATCAACGGAAGTTGTAATCTCTTCCACTTTTGCTAAATTTGCCGCTTCTATAGCGTCAAGTTTTTCCATGATTTTTTCTGACATGATTTATCCTTTTAAACGATTGTTAAGTTGTTTGAGTAGTTCTCTTTCCTCAAAAGCTTTGAGTAATTGATCTTCCTCATTTACCACCGCATCGGATTCACTCTGAATAGGTGTATTTTCAACTTCAACTTTAGGCTCATCCCGAGATTCTAAAATTTGTTTGAAAATTGAAGACGCGGTGGTCGCATCTTTTCTTGAAAGTTTTGCATCACGCAATGCTTTCTCGATTAGTTTTAAGTCTAAAGAACCATCGGCTCTAAAGCACTCTAATTTCGAGATATTGCATTCAAGATTGTTAGGTTGCATAACAATCGATACTTCTCTTAATCCGCCTTTAGTAATTTGGAAATATGCTTCATCCATATCATCATCGTCTGATAACATATTGCCTTCTTTGTCTGTCATACAGTATTCATCAGCATAAGCGCCAACTGAAACACCGCCAACCATATTTGGCGATTCTTTCATAATTGTATAAAGGTCTTTACCAGCAGTTGTATTAGTAAATAAACGACCTTTTGCATTCATTCCTGTATCAGTAAATTCAAACTCTTGCCATTCCCCGACCGGCATGGACATATCATTATGTTGAAAATACATTGGAAGCGGTTTACCTGATTTTGCAAACTCATCAGCCCATTGCGCAAAACCTTCAGGCTTATAATTAAATCTGCGACCATCAGCGCCTTCTCGAGCGCCCCATGTTGTTACAGTAGCTTCAATAACGCCACTAGCATCAGTCGATTCATCGGCTTTTATACCTAGAGCAACTTTAGATTCGAAAAAGAACTTCTCGAAATTGGATTTATTAATTTCAGTCATTGATTGGCACTCCCTTTTTTTTCATTCCGTTAGTTTCAATCGGCTTTGATTTTCTTTTTAAAGCGGATTGGGTTAATTTATCGAGTAACTCTTTTAATGTCATTAGGCTTTACCTGCCTGACCTGTTTTGCCAACGCTAGAAGTGTTACCACCGCCACCTGTATCTTGAGGTGAAGTGCCACTAATAGGTCTAGCTTGTTTTGATGTATCTTTTAATTCGTCTGCACCATCTAGGTTTTGTTTTCCAAGATATTCGCGTGCTTCATTAGGTGTCATTATACCATTATTCACACCGGCTACTGCGTAATTCATTTGATCTAGTGGAGCGCCTTTAAGAAAATCTTGAGTTTGGAACTCAATGCATAGATTTGGATAGCCAGCAAGCAATGAAGTTTTAAATTTTTGTTGAATGTTAGTAATTACAGGAAGCATTGTTGATTTATAGAATTCATCTAACATAGTTTGTGTATTATTATACTTACCTTCCTCAATACCAATCATTGCAGGTGGAACACCAAACAATCCGCATATACGCTTCATAGTTTGTTGTTTTAAAGCTCTTGCATCGGCATCTTGAAGTGTAAGCATGTCTAATGGCATATACTTCATGCCGTTATCGAGTAACATACCTTGACCTGGTTTAGATAAATCAGTTGATTTTGATCCTGTTAATGATGTCCATGCTTCTTTTAATCTTGCCGCAATCTCTTTAAATTTAGCATCAGGAATAACTTGATCTGTAACAAACATACCACTTGGCTTTGCGCCATTAAGCATAATAAAGTTTGAATATAGGTCAATATCTTGATCAAGTGATACTAATTCAGTTGCAAGAATGCCTTTATTGAAACCAGCGCTACCTTGCCAAGCCATTTCACTTGCATGAATTACTTGATAATATTCTAATGGCTCATCCCTATTAAATCCGTAAGTAGAAGTGCTTAATCTGTATGTTGGATAACGAGTTGGAGTAATTTGTGCAGTTATTAGAGTTGAATCTAATAAATACATTTCCATTGGCGTTAATGTTGGGTTAGTTTGTTCTTTGCGCCATAATGCAGTAAATGTTTCGCCTGATAGGTCATACCACATTGACCATTGATACCAAAACTCGTATGCAGATTGATAATTGTTTGGATTGTTTAATAAGTTATATACAGCTTTAGCTTTAGCTTTATCTCTTACTGATACATTAGAATCAGTAACCGCATCAACTAACTTACCATTTTCATCATAAGCCATAATCTTAATAGGTAGTTGAGCCAATGCTCTTGCTTTTGCATTAACGCATGCCATAACAGTTGAGTTACGGCTCAACATTGACATATCAACTACTCGGCCTGCGGTATTAACAGAGCTTGTAGTTACATATAATAATTGGTTATTAGCTTGTTGTTTCTGACCTGAAACATTGCGTAAGATGTTGTTTCCTAACGCAGTTTGACCAAAAAGAGTATTACTTTCTTTTGCGGATGCGTTTGATTTTCTTTTGAATATATCTGTTATAGCCATGTTTTTCCTT